GGGCCTCTTGACTATCAGCGATGGTAGTCTCCAAATTGCTCCGTAAAATCGGAGCGTTTGATTCGCAGAAGCATTTTGTAGTCTTCGCGACTACAAATCAAACAACAAACGGAGGTTTAGTTATGTCAGACGACTTAGGTTCTCGCTTTCGTGTACGTACCGTGCCGATTAAAACGGCAGAGGCGCAAGTGTCCATAGGGAAGCTCTTTATTGAGACTTCACCCTATTCGAACCAATGGGTTTTAACTAATACCCATGTAGGTCCGCACCCGTTTCCCTGGTATATGTCGGAGAGCTGTTGGGATGAAATTCATCCCGGCCCTCCATACAAGACCGGCGGCCCGTTTCGAAAGATTTCTTTTGAGTACCTAAGGCCCTGGAAGGGCATTGTGGGCGAAGGAACCTACATTACCAACTCGGCCAGTCACCAGATTTCTGGTTTCGGGACCGGGAGGATGAAGTGGGTCGGCGGCTTTTTGCCGCCCTCGACTTTCCCGTGGACTCCGCAGATTATAGATACTGCGACCGCCCACGGGAGAAATTCGGAATTCGTCCCAAATTTGTCGACATTGATGGGTCAGGCTTGGAATAAAACCAAGCCGCCACTCGAACGTGGTGGGTTAGCTGTGGCCATTGCCGAATTACGAGATGGCAAAGGCATGGTTAAAACCTCCCTAAATGGAATAAAAGAGTTTGCAAAACTCTATAAAACCATCGGAGGCAACGGCGCTCAGAAGATTTTAAGTCCAAAGAACGCTGCCGACCACTTTCTGAATCACAGCTTCGGCTGGATCCCCTTCATAAAAGATCTAAACGATGTCGTTGACAACGTGATAGATCGCCAGGCCAGACTCGAACGAATTAAGTTCGAGAATGGAAAATGGATAAGAAGGAGAGCCATCCTTGTAAATCAAAATGGCGACGATCCTGTTGGCGGTTGGTCAGGAAGCGGCGTTCATGGCTATTGGCCAGCGAACGTCTACCCTCTGAACGATTGCTTTTCAGGGACCCCTACTTGGAAATTTACCAATAAGTGGTCCTCCTACGGCACTGCCGTGGGAGCTTTTCGCTACTATCTACCGTATTTCGATTCCCAGAGTCCCTCTTATGGGGGTATTCTGGGGCCCCTGCAGCGTGATTTAAAGCTGCATGGTGCACTTCTGAATCCGGTACATGTTTACAAGGCTACACCGTGGACGTGGCTCGTTGACTGGTTTACGGACACTGGACGCACGTTAAGTGCGCTCAATGACCAATACGCCGACAACATTGCCGCGTCTTATTTCTTTCTCTCGCATCGCGACTACCAGGAGATCACCTGCGAACAGTATTTACCGTTCAATAGTGCCTCCGGGGGCGCGAAGACCCTTCGCTGGACTCGAATAATCGATGTCAAGCAACGGAAGAGAGCAGAAACCCCGTTTGGTTTTGGTCCCTCTTGGGAAAGTTTAAGTCCCAAGCAGTTAGCGATTCTCGGAGCCCTAGGCCTGTCCCGTTCTAAGGGGCTTGCCCGAAGGTTCTGAGGGTTTTCGCTGGTCTCCCTAGTAAAGGTGTCCTCTCCTTGGACGGAGGAACGCCCTGGAACCAGTAACAGTCCGATTGACTTTAGGAGGTCAACCATACATGTTTACCGATCCACAATCTATTACCATTAATGGTAACGCTACGTCCTTTGCGAAAGTGTCGCAGGATGGATTAAAATCCACCTACCGCACCTCCGATGGCGTGTATACATTGGTGATTTCTCACCAAATTGGTAAGGACAAACGTGTCCGTACCATGTACCGTCTGGACAAGCGAGCCATCATTGCCAATCCCCTGGACAGTAATGTTCAGGATTATGACAGCGTTGGCGTCTATGTCGTAATCGACCGGCCAGAATATGGCTTCACGTCGACTGACATCGGTTACCTTACAGCTGGTGTTTTCACCGAGCTGGATTCCTCTGCTATCGGAAAGCTCTTCGGTCTGGAGTCTTAACTCCTCTCCGATTCTTCCCGTTTGTTAAAGTAGAGGGGGTACTGGATTGTATGTCCGGTGCCCTCGCGGGCATCGGTCTAGGGAAACGTGCGTGGCTTGATGTTTACCCCCAAGTCTGGAGGAAGCATGAAAAGCAACAAGTGTTGCGCAAGCAACGCAAGTGACCAAATGGAGTTCATGGAAGCAGTCTATACAGACGCAACCATGAAGTGTACCGCTGATGTCTTTGCTTTACGTGATCTCGAAACTATGAGGTCACGGGTCAAAGATGAAGGGCTTTCGTTTCTTACGATTACCCTTCCCGGGTTTTGCCGTGACTTCGAAAGAAGCTTGGCATCCGGTTATATAGACTCAACACTCTTCCGAAATTTTAAGAAGAATGGGCCAATCCCTGCATTCTTGCAAGGTATGACCAGTCTAATCTTTGACTGTAAGACAGGAAGGATTTTCAATGAACAAAACCCACTTCCAAATGGGCTTCTTGTGGATGATACTTCCGTACTTGTTGATTCGATTCGGCAGATCTGCCTATCTTTCAAAAAGTTGGAAGTTGAATGTACCCTGCAAAGGGTGCACTCAGCAATTCACAATTTCACTGAGATTGAGCGATCTTTTCAAGAGTTTTCACTCTCTAATCAGGAATCCGAGGCTTTTACTTCGGTTTCTGGTATGCTGTGGGATCGTTTGGTTAGTCGAATTCGACTCGCCGACTGCATCCCTAAGCATGGTCCGGGAGCTACTGCTGAACGCATTTCTGGAAATCAGAAGTACGTTTGGCGTAACTGGCATGAGCGTCTCGAGCCTTATTTCCCTTTGGTCGGGGTAGGGTACCCTTTAGGTACCGACCTAGATTCAAAGGAGCTCGAAATGGTAACGCTTATACCGTCGGATCAGGAACAACCCGTTCGGGTTACTCCTGTGCCGAAGACCTTGAAAGGACCCCGAATTATCGCTATAGAACCTTGCTGCATGCAATTTGCGCAGCAGGGTATTCGAAATGCCCTTTATCGGGCCATCGAGTCTTACTGGCTCACGCGCGGACACGTTAATTTTCGTGACCAATCGGTGAATCAGAAGCTGGCGGTGAGCTCGTCAATGACGGGTCGATTAGCAACGATTGACCTTTCCGACGCTAGTGACCGTGTTCCACGGTCGCTAGCGCTGGAGATGTTTCGGTCAAATCCCGATTTAAGGGATGCGATCGATGCATGCCGTTCGACGAGGGCGGAGTTACCAGATGGTTCAATTATAGGACCACTGAGTAAATTCGCTTCAATGGGTAGCGCTCTTTGTTTTCCGGTTGAGGCCATGTACTTTTACACTATATGTGTAATGGCCTTGCTCCGGGAGCGGAACCTTCCTGCGACCGTTAGAAACTGTTTTAAAGTTTCACGCGGTCTGTACGTCTATGGGGACGATATCGTTGTTCCCACGACGAATGCGGTTGTTGTTCTCGAATACCTGCGAAAGTACAATTGCAAGGTAAACGCATCCAAGACTTTTATGGAAGGAAACTTCCGTGAGTCTTGTGGTGTAGACGCATATAAAGGTAGAGAGGTTACACCTATCTATCTTCGTAAGTTGCGTCCCGAGAATAAGCGCCAAGCTGAGAGAATAATTTCGTGGGTGGCCACCGGTAACCTCTTCTACCTGAAGGGGTATTGGCGGACCGCCACGCTCATGTTCAGAGAATGTGAGCGTATTGTAGGGCCTTTGCCCTACGTGTCACGGGAATCTCCTGGTTTGGGCCGTATCTCTTACTTGGGTTATCGTTCCGCCACGCGGTGGAACGATGAATTCCAACGTCTTGAAATAAAGGCGTTGGTACCGAGCCCAGTCCGTCGCGCTGACGAACTGGAGGGGTACGGAGCTCTGTCCAAGTCTCTTCAAAGTCTCGACCAAAAGTCGCGACTCACTGAGGAGATAGAACTTGGGTGTGAGAATGATCTAACTGCTAGGTCGACCAGTGTTTTAGCTGGCGTTCATAGCGGCGATGAGTCTCACTTAGAGCGATTCGCACTGCACGGCGCAGTCACACTTAAACGCCGTTGGGTCCCCGCTTCATAATTGCGGGGTTTCGGTGGTATCTAACCACCTAGCTGGGATTTCGGTTGCAACCCAGCGTGAGCAGACCGTTAAAGGTCCGCGCACGCGGAGGGCAATTCGGCAGTGCATCCCAGCTGCCCG